GCACATCGCGCTCGTAATTCTTCGCAGCGTTCATAAAAGATATCTCTATGACATTCGCGCGCCCCTGTGTGCCCTGAAACTCCTCCTTGAAGCTGTCCTGCTTGATGTTGCCGACGGTAAAGAGCTGCGACGGCTGCGCCGCATAGTCATAAACGCAGGTGAAGCGCGTTCCCTGCATGATGACCTTGCCGCGCCCGACCAACTCGGGGTAGCGCAGCGCCTCCCACACCTGCATCGCGCTGTCATAGATGTAGTTGAACGTGTAGCCCTTCGCCACACACTGCTCCGCCCATGCCTTGAACATATCGTAGGAGAGGCGTTCTGCGGGCTCGCCGCGCACGATATAGCGGCCGCCGATCTTGCGGCACTGATGCAGGATGTCATAGCACGCCCATGCGGGATTATCCGCGCGCTGCTCCTCGTATGTCTTTGTGTACGGATTCCAGATATAGACCTTCGAGCGTTCCTGCACCCATGTCACCGTCGGGTCGTTGCCGCTGAGCTGCTCCGTCGCAAGTGCACGGATGCCGATGAGCGCTTTGCCCGGATGCACAAAATCATCGTAGACAATCTGCGTCAGCTGGCTCCAATAGACGCGATTGACATAGCGGACGGAGGTGCCGCTCTTTTGGCCACAGCGCATACGCACCTCATACCGTCCCGGCGGCAGATTTTCAAAACGGTAGACGCGATAGATTGCCTTGTTCGTGGCATCGCGAATAGAGCCATCATACCCAGCGTCTACACCCCCATGTCCAAGCGACTTCGCCCATGTGCTGCCCATTCGCTTTAAGAAAGCATCTGTCCCCGTGGTATCGCAGAGAGGCAGCTTCATCCATTCCGCATTACTGCCAACAATGCGACATTCTGCCGCGAGCACAATGCTTGTCGCGTCAAGCCCGCCACTGTCGTTGCTGTAGTAGAGACCATTCGGCAGCGCAACGGTCAGTTCAATACCCGTGCAATCATTGCCCTGTACCTCATGTGTCGACCATGCTTCCGTGAGCTCATAGTTGAGTTGCTGATCGGCGTAGCTGTCCGCAAAATTCGGAATGACTGCCTGATCATTTGTCCCGAGGCGGATATCTACCTGCACGTCCTTGTAGTTGCTGATGGGATTCTCGTTGATGCGGATGTTTCGTATGTCCTGCAGCTCGCCCTCTCCCGCGCAGTAGAGGAGATGGAGATACTGCCGCGCACCGTCGCTGATGATATGACGTGAGAGCAGGACGCCGCCCGACTTCATTGCCCCGTAGGTGATGGCAAGCGGATGCCCCTGCCCTGTGAGCGTCGACGTCCCTCCCCAACCGTAGGTCTGCGATTGCTCCGTGTTACTCATGTCAATCCGTGGACGGTTGAGCCTGGAGACAAGAGAACCGCCGATCATGCCGATCGCGATGGCCGTCACCATGCGCCAGCCCAGGGAGAGTCCGCCGAGGATCGCACCGCCCGCGATGCCCGCCGTCAAAAAGGACAGGCCGACGGAGAGGATCATGCCGAACACTTTACCCTCAACACGCGGGACGACAACGACGCAGTCTCCGTCTGCGGGGATTGCATCCGCTGCACAAAGGACGCCGTTGACAGAGTACTGCCACGCCCCGGGCTCGCTAAAGTACGCACTGAGAGGCATAGCCTCGCGGTATACGACCTCCTGCGTCTCCTTCTTTGTCACATCGAAGGGGTTGCGGACGATGACAAGCTGTATCATGCCTTTCCTCCTGTGTACCGATAGATTCCCATAATACGCCGTCTGTAGCGCTCCATCTGTTCGACGCAGACGCCCGCATACTCCGTTGAATGCAGGAACTTCCCGCCGCCGAGACAGATGCCGACGTGATCGGCAGCGCGTCCCGTGAGATTCATCGCGAGAATGTCACCCTCTCGCGGCTCATCGACAGGCGTCCATTCGGCGAGTCCCGCATCCGACGGCGCGCCGCACATCCAATAATCGGTATACGGGCGCAGCGTAATCCCCTGTGCCGCGTACCACGCGACAACAAGCTCCCAACATGGCAGCTCTGCCCACGTCTTACCCACAAAGTCAAGTATTGTTGGACGCATAGAGTCCTCCCTGCGGTATCGTCGCCTCGCCACCAAATCGTTCGCTATTCTTGAGCTCGCGACAGCGCTTCAGCGTCTTGTTGCATTTGCTCGCAGCCCCCTTATAGCCGCACTCCACGCCCTTGAACTTAAACGGACAATAGTCCTTCATCATGCGGACGGGTGGAAAGCGCCGCGTAAAGGAAAAATCCGTGCCGAGCGTGAACGTCACCCACTCCACATCACAGCTGACGCCCGTCACGACGAAGTACTCCTCGACCTCGGCAACGTCGGGGATGTCCGTGTGGAATACGCGGATGATGACCTTGCAGCCGCCGAGCCCATTGTTCTCCTCGACGTAGCGCTGTATCGTCCCCGTCACGTTGGACACCGTGAGCTTGACGTTCGGCAGCTCCTTGCTGTCCTCCGTGATGTCATCGAGAGAAAAGGGAAACGCCGTGTATTTTTGCCCGCCGAGGGTCAAGTCCTCCGTATTGTTGACGAGATAGAGCGGACTGCCCGGAATTTGCGCCTCGAGTGCCAAAATCCACACGCCGCTGGTAGAGAGTTTATTTTTCTCGATGATACTTGCCTGTGATAGATTGAGCATATTATGCCTCCGTCAGTTTGATGCCGCCCTCCCAGTACCCGTGATTCGTGCACGAGAAGGAAAAATCCCCGTCAAAACGCACGTTGAACGTCTTGCCGGAGAAAGAGCCGCCCGCGCCCGTCGGGTACGTCCAGCGAAACGGCACCGCCCCGTTCACTTCGCGATAGAAGGCGCGGAGCTTTTCATAGTCGCGCTCAGGGAGTGCCGTCCACGAGAGCTCGAAGGACATGGGCGTGCGCGTAAAGCGTTTGCGGGCGATGATGACCTGATTCTCCATCTTACCCTTGAGCGCCGTGTCTGGGATCGTCTCCTTGATGGGATAGATCGGCGGCTTGATGTTTGGAAACTCCACTTACACCGCCCCCTTAATCACGTCGCGCATACCGTTACGATTCGTCGCAATGGCGTCGATCACGATGCTTGTCACCCACTCCGAGCCGTTGAACTTCGTCTCTGCCGTGCCCGTCATGCGCTCGTTGGTGTTGTTGTTGACGATCACGCGGATACTCGGCGCCACAGATGTGCCACCCGACAAGGAATTCATGATGCGCCCCGGCTGTGTCGGTCGGAAAATTTCGGGACCGCGCTCACCGACAAGGTACGTCCTGCCGGATGCGACGGGGCCACCCGTCGCGCGTGCCCCAGCATAACCCGGCACCGCTGCACTTGCCTGCGCTGCAGGAATCCCGCCGCCAAAGGAGACCATCGAGAGCCAGCGTGTGATCATCTGATTCATAAGGAATTTGACGATAGAGTTCAGCATGTTCTTGAGCATGTTGGAGAACGCGTCCTGAATGCCCTTGAATCCGTCTGTGAGGACGTTTTGAAACCCGCTTGTGAATCCGTCTGCCATCGACGTAAAGAGCGAATCGGTCAGCTCCTTCATCTGCGCCCCCACATCGCGCAGCCGCTCATATTGCTCCTCAAGCGTCGCCCGGAGCGCCTCCTGTGTCGTCTGCGGGGATTTACGCATTGCCTCCACTCGCTGCTGATCGAGGCGTGCCATCTCTGCCGCTGCCCACTGCTCCACCGCGACACGAGCCTCAGCGGAGTCCTTCGTCATGGCGACTTCTTTCAGGCGGTTTTCCTTCTCACGGTTGAGCTTTGTCACACCGATCTGATATGTCGCCTCTGCCTCCGCTCGTACGTCCTTGTTCACCTGCGCCCAAGTAAGCGTCGTTTCATTTTGCAGATCTTCGTTTGCCTCACGCCATGCTTTCGTCACCTTTTCTTTGATAACGTTGGCGTATTCGTCGAGCTTTGCGCGCAGAGCCGTCGTATCGATGCCGAGCTCGGACGCCTCCTTGATCTGTGCTTGCATTTGCTCCATCTTTTGACGGAGCGCATCCATGCCCTTCTCATAGGTCGTACCGATTTCGTTAGTGATGTCATTCGCAAGAGACGAGATGCTCTGCTGTACCTTTTCCGTAAGGCTCTTGATCTTTTCGGCGAGACGCTCTGCCTCGCGTGCTGCTTTATCCGTGGATTTATGGGCTTTTGACTTTTTGCCGCCGTCCCACGTTGATGCTCCGGTGCCTTTTTGCACCGCGGTTTTGGTACGCTGCGGAACGATAACATCGCCGTCGGGACCGCTGCCGATTGCTGATGACCTTTCTCCAAAATGTACTGCACGCCACACACGGCCGCGCTGTCGAGTCTCTTCGACGGTCCCGCCTACCCAGTCAGCTATCCCGTTCCCAATGTCTGTCGCTGCCTGCACAAGGGCAAGCTCCTTAACAGACTCAATCCCCCTTTCAACCCACGCAATAAATTCCTGCACATATCCGGCCGCATCCGCCATCTTCTCATAAACCCAGTCAGCTACTTCCTGAAAGGTATCCCTAAACGTATCGACGATAGGCGAGACCACGGCGTCGATCTCTGCCACGATCCCCGCGATAAACTCGATCGCGGCCGTACAGAAGTCCGAGACAATCTCTTTCGCAGAGTTCCAGAGATCCGCTGTGATGCTATAGATGTAATCCCAAGAATCGGCTATATTCGTCTGCACCTCAAGAACGACACCAAGGACGGCATCGAGGATGCTTGCGATTACACCGATTGCCCCATAGACAACGCGCTGGATTGTAGTAACAACGGGGATGATTGGGCGTAGCGCCGTGAGTGCAATATTCCCGACGTCCAAGAAAACATCTGCGAGCTTTCCCATTGCCCAAAGGAATGTATCCGCAACAGGTGCAGCGTCCTTAAATATCTTCTTGATCGTCTCTCCAAAGGCAGATGCCTTCTCGATCAGATCATCCGGCAGAATGCCAGCAAAGAGGCTCTTCCCGCCCTGTGCGTTTGCAAGCATCGTGTCCGTGATGTTCTTGATCTCGAGGAGCATATTCTTTGCCTCCTCGAAAAGAGGCAGTCCCGTGAGTCCGAATGCCTGCCCGAGATTGTCCTTGATGTTGGAGAGCACGCCCTCAAATGTCTCGGACTGCTTTTTCATCATCTCTGGAAAACGCTCGTTCATACCGTCGATGAGGGCTTTGATTGCAACATTGGCATCAATGCCGAGTTCGCCGATACGCGCAAGTTCTTCTTTCGTGAGACCTAGATTCTTCGCAAGGATGTCTTTGACAGGCACACCGAGCTGCGCAAGCTGCATAACATCCTGCCCCATGAGCTGCCCCGTTGTCCGAATCTGGCCAAAGACAAAGGCAAGATGATTAAATCCATCCTGCCCGCGCCCGAGTCCAGAGGCGGCATTGCCAAGTGCTGTCAGCGTTGGGATGATTTCGTTGGCATCATATCCAAACGCAAGGAGCTGCTGCGCTGCGTCGCGTACCCCCGGCATTTCAAACGGCGTTTCCGCTGCGAATTTCTGCAGGTTTGCTATCATAGTATTCGCCTGGTCTGCAGAGCCAAGCATCGACGTGAATGCAACGCGCGTCTGCTCGAGCTGTGCATTGTAGTCAATAAATGCGGACTTGCCCGCAGAGAGTGCCTTTTCCACGGACATGATCGCAGCCGCGGCGACAAGCGCTTGCGGAGCAAGCCTGCCGAGACTCGCGGTCACGCCCTCGACGTTCCCCGCTGCGCCATTGGTATTTACCCTGAGATTGACGACCTTGTCACGGATGCCCGCCAGCTTATCCCTAACGCTCTGCACGGCCGCCTGTGCCGTGCCTGTGTTCGCCCGCACGTTGATCGTCTGATCTTTGATCGATGCGACCGTCTGACGCACACGCT